CTCACTTTCAGGCGAGAAATTGGAGCGTAAGCTCGTTTCATAGTACTAAGTGTTACTTATCTCTAAATTGTTTATCATTTCCTGCAGAATTTGGTTTTCGAAACCACTACTATCTACTGCACAATTCACCCCGGGTCCGGGTTACTCTGCGATTACCTCTTTCGAGTACTCTTTACACAATCAATTACATTTCACTTTTCCACACTACACGCGATGGCAAACTTACTCTGGCATAACCCGGTCTCAATTTCGGTGAGACTGTCCTACTATTTAACGATTTCTCGTTCTCTTCGTTTCTCTTTTTGGATATCGATTTATATTATCCTCCTCATCTTTTATCCCGCTTGGAGTCGCTCATTTTATAGATTTGAGTCATATCTCGTAGAACTTTGTTCAAAGCTAATGTCTACTATTCTTGGTACTAAACGTACTCAAGCAACGCTCCCAAAATGTTAATTCACACTCATCTCTGCCACAGAGGTGTTCTAGAATTCCCATTTCATTTCATCTACTCCACTAGGTACTGGTTGGAATCCAGATTTGTGTATAACCCTGATTTCTTTTATAAGTTAAAAGATTAAAACTGCCTTTTTCAGGTCTTAAATTGCAACAAATCTAATTAATGCATACTCGACGGTATTAGTTCCACCGGAGAACGCAATAGTGTTAGCTACTGTCAAAGCTGAAGTCCCATCAGACGCATAGAAAAAACTTATGCAAGTCTGGAAAAACGTTGCAGCTGAACTAGCTTGGTTCAAAGCTCCCCCAATTGGAGTTCCTGCCTTATTAATAGTTGTACTACTATTTGTAATATCACCTGCTACACTACATTGATTAAGCATTTGCAAATCCACTAGATAATTTCCAGCGGGCAAGACAAAAGATCCTGCTGTGTTAACTATCCCTAATCCGTTAACACTTTGTGTTGCAAAAGCTGGCTGATAAGCAACTGTTGTCGCTGCTCCGGCATGAGATCCATCATAAAAGATAGAAACACTGTTATTTGTTGGTGCTGTGTCCCCCGTAGTTAAAACTGGGACTGAGAATCTAACTCGATAATAAACGTGTAATTCTCCTAATTTGTTCGTATCATTTGACGTTCCTGCTGTTGCTACAAACAAATTTCCACAATCAAAATCAACCAAGGACGAGTGACCAGGTAAGCCACCCGATCTAACGTATTTAGGCAATCCATTAGGATGCAAACGTTGTCTTGGGACATGTGCGATTTGAAAATTTTCACAAGGCATTCCATCAGCTAACAAATCTTTTTCAAAATCATAAATTGCAGTTTTTGTTGTTGGTGCTCCGTCAGTGGGATCAATATCGACTCCCAAAATTACTTTTCCCTGTTGTCCACTTGAAAAGTATTCACTGACTTCTCTTCTATATTCAAATCTCAAATAATCAAATTCATATCTCTCCCATTGTTTAGCTTGGAGAGATAACCATGGAAATGTTGCTGCATTTCCTGGATTTAACGCGTAGGTACTGGCCACAATAAAGGCGCTAGCACTATTATTGGCTATATCTGAAATCAATTCATGTTCTTCCACTACACACTCTCTGCGCGATAATCCACTTTGATTATTATTTCCTCCGCGCATGGTCAGCATTTTCTTCCTGCCTCCATTATTACTTCCACGGTTTCTTCGATTTCGTCGTGGCTTACGTTGTCCTTGTTGCTGAACAACTACTGTTTTTCGAGTAAATTTAGGTCCCTTCGGTTTCGGTCCCTTCCTTCCCCCTCGTTTCCTAGGGTTGGCTTTGGTCTTCTTTTGTGTTATTACGACACTCATATTCGTTTTTAAAGGGTGAGAACTGTCTTCATAATTAAACCCTTGTCGTTGTAATGTTATTCCACACCAAAGTTGTTCCATCTCCTGATCTGAGTGGATGCCTGTTTTTGCTACTCGCCATTCCAGGTCTTCTGCTAATACTTTATCATAACTTTCAATCAGCCAGTTTCTGTACTGTGATAGTATCTGTCGACACCACGGGTTTGTATAACCTCCAATGTACATTCCGTTAACTCTATCTAGAGCTTGTATAGGACTCTGTTTTTCCTTCTTACTATACAATAAACTGGTAAGTATTTTCGTGTGATCATAAATTGGTACTGCTATGTTCCCAATATATACTGTGTGCGCACTTAAATAATCTAATTCATCTGCCTCTCGTGCTTCCATGCAGTCAGTAGTTGTTGTAACTCCTAACGTTTTCCATGTGTCAATCACAGTATAAGCATTATAAAATCTATGTCCATAATCACTAACAGTCCATGTGTTATCATCTCCACACAGACATTTAGCTGTTTCTGCTTCAAAATCAGCTAAATTAGCATCTTCGGACGGACAATTATCCATCCAGGCGTAAGCCATCAACGTATACAAAATTAATGTATTATCATTTATTGTGTTTGGTGAACCAGACGGATTTCCGGTTAACTTCATTACCAACACTCCCGTTGGGCTTAGAACAATAGTTGAGACTAAGTTTCTATAAATAACTTTAAGTCTCATCAGGTTTTGTAGGGTTTGATCTTCTTTTCTCAACATACGCCATCTTAACCAAGCGCATCCCCACATCATGTACGACCTTAAACTACTATCATATTCACTTTCATCTAAGGCATATCCATTTGGATGTTTCTTTAACTTCTTAATCATCCTATTCCAATTACCTTGAAAGGGAGACCAGCCAACAGTACTGCTTGATCTCAACCAACTATCGTTCATTTTCTCGTTCATATCAGCGAATAACCTATTCCCTTGCACTGTCATATCAGCCGCCATTGCAGTAAATGTTCTGATTTTATTCATTTTAACTTTTTCAATGGGTCGAATTTCTTCTTTTAAAGAATTCGTGCAAAGACAAGTCCAGTCTTCATTCATATTATTCCAATCTTCTTCAAACCACTGATCAATTTCTTTGTCATTTTCAAATAACTCTTTCTTAGTTTTATACAAGAAATTGAAAGGAGCTCCACACGATGTTTTCATGTCTAATTTCTCCTTTACTTGTTGATATGTACGGACCTCCGAATTTTGCATGTAAGGTGCAAAGTGTCTATATGTCCACTCCCAGGCTTTATTCATCTGGGCGACTTTATCTTTAGTCATTGATGGCATATCTTTTCCATACTTCGATAAGGATTTATATGCTGCTTCTTCATTTGGTATTGGTAAAGCCCATCCAAAATTATCTAGTTCATGTGGTCTTTCTTCATCTATGAACATTCTTACAAATGGGTCTTCCCTGCGTTTATTTTCATATCTTGGAAAACGCGGTACTGCGCCTACTATCGGGAAGTAGGTCTCTGGTAAATATTTATCATGCAACTCATTAATATATGCACTGCTCCTAAAATAGCACTGCCCCCCCACAACTCCATCCTTCCAAACATACTTAGAAGGATACCGTTCAAAGAACGGTTTTTCTCCTAAGAGTGTATCGGGTTGTGGCGGGTAGACTGAAAATCCAGCCCAACGTGAGTGACCTCTGTCTCCTCTTTAATATTATTGTTTTTAAGTTGCTCTAAAAATTCTGGTGTTACAGGTTCAAACTTTCCAAAATTTATTCCATTACCATGGGTCCAAAATCCTACAATTGAACCATTTACATCCAACACAGGAGACGTACAATCTCCATTCCTCGTTGCGGCTGTACACCATCCAAGAGGACTTGCAAAACCTTGTATTATTTCCGGTCTTACTTTTGTACCATCTCCATATCCATATACACTCACAATTTCAGATGTTTGAAGAACTCTGAATTTCCTTATTGTGAACGGACTTTTAACTCCATTTACTGCAAAGCTGCCTATTTCTTCATTATGACTTTGTAGTGTGTTTGCTTTTAATTCTAAGCTGTGTACATGGTTTCGTGCATAATAATTGCGCGTTAAATCATTTGCATCTAGGCAATGAAGTACTACAAACATTCTATTACTTACCAATGTTCCGGTACATAAATAGCGTTGTTGATCGTCATATATTTTATATATTCCTGCATCCAAAATGGCAGGTTCAAAAGATTGTTTCTTTAATGTTGCGATCTCTTCCTTCATTTGTTTTATTTGCTTGTCTTTTTCAGCCTTAGCTTTCTTCAACCAAGTCAAATAAGCTCCTGTGTTTACCTTAACATCATGTTTTGATTTCTTAATTTTTCTCTGTAAATCGGAGACTTCCTTAACATCTTTAGGAACTTCCTTTGTATCCCAAAAATTTCCATGTGCTTGTCCGAAGGCTCTTTCATAATTTTCCTCACCTTCATATTCATCATGTTCATAAACAAAGGAACTCAATCCTTCATCATAACGATAGGTTTTTGATTTTGCTTTTGCAAACCCATTTTCTCCTCCTGGAAAAAATAAGTCTTCATCAAAAAAATCTTCTGGTCCATCACTCATATCCCACGGATTACGTTGTTGTTTATTTGGACCACTTCGTTGCTTATGGTGTACTCTTCCTTTATTCGAATTTCCGTTCTTTGCAGCTGCTCTATGTGCTCCAGCTCCCCCATAAGTCTTACCTTGTTCAGTCATTTCAGTTTCCCGTGATCTGTGGTATGCTGCTGCTAGTGCTACTATTCCAACACCTACAGCAAAAATTTTTCCTTTATTCTTATAGGTCCATTTCTTAATATCTTCCCACAATTCTCCTCGATTACGTTCTTGTTCTTGTTCCATAGACTCAGCTTTATTCTGCATATACTCCTCAACAGTTTCCTTTGCATTATCTCTACAGTAGGTATCCAACATTGTCTTCAAACCCCACCATGATTGCGCTTTAGCTTTTTGGTCAATCCACCATAATCGAAAATACATCCAATCATCTCCCATCACATCATCTCGTTCACGAATCTTTTCCTTCGCTTTTTCAAGATCTTCATCTGTTTCGTGGTATTGTGGAACTTCATTCCATAATTCCCAAAACATTTCACTTACACTTGGAACTGGTTTATCAATTTTAATCTCATTAATATCATCTAATCCTTGCATCGGCACAGCAGTCTCGGCTGTGCTGTCGGCGTTCTCCTTTAACGATGTTGTTTTAGATGTTTCAGAATTTGCATCTGAATATGCTTGAGCTTGCGTCATGTGGTTTGCGTAGTCCTTTTCTTTTTCCTCTTCTACGTCACTCACATAATTCTCCGCTTTTCTAAGCTCATCGCTCAATTCCAAATAATCATTAAACTGAACTCTGTTTTTATGAACTTCGTCTGCTACTCTAAACTTCACATGACTTGCTTTTCCCGTTGCATCAAACTCTGTGTAACTGGTCCTTTCGTCTTTGAAAGGAATCTCATCATTACCTGGAGTTGTTTCTCCTTTTACAAACGGTTGAAATTTCATTTTTGGCATTTTAATAGGTTTTTCTTCTTGCTCCTTTTCCTTTTTATTTAACATTTCTACGTACTTAGGATCAATTTCTATTTTACTCATGACAATTTTGTGTTTTGCAACAAATTTATTTAGCCATGGTTCAAAAAGTTCTTGACTATCAAACGTCAGATCTTCTCCAAAACCCTTAAAATATATTGGATAAATGGCACCTTCCATGCTCATATAAGCTGGTATTTTATCTATATGTACCATTCGTGCAGTTTGACTATCCATGTCAATTATTTTTACTGCATCAATTCCTTCTTCCAGAAAGTGGGTTCCTACTCCATAATACTTATCTCCATCTTTCCTTCGGAGTTTACTCTCATCGACATTGCTATGTTTCTTAATTTCTTCTTGATATTCTCGTACAGTTTCAGCAACTTTTGTTTTAATATCAAAACGCGTCTCAGCTATATCATCAAATGATTTCTCTCCGCTCCACAAACCGCTCACCAGTTCTATAAACCATGTGGCGCACGGTATCTGCATTAATATATCCAGCAATGGTTTTCCCCATTCAGCTAGTTTCTTTGCTCCAAAGAGTGGTGCTGCTATCACCATCAACAATGAGACTATTCCTGTCATAAACATTCCTAGTTTATTCATGTCTTCACGTTTTCCTTGGGGTTCCAGTGAAAAAGATGACTTTCCATCTTTAAAGAGCCATGTTTTTACAAACGATGCTCCAATCTTCACTGCGGTAGTTTGCCACCACATGGTCTTAACCATTGTACGTGTCTCTTCTATAAATTTTCTTAACCAT